ACAGTCGGTGAGTCAGACCCAAAAGCCATGAGCCAGGAAGCATCAGCCGACTCCTAATAGAAGTGGCTATTGCCACAGGAATCGCTATGAGTGAATGGCAAAGCGCAGAGGACATATTAACGGCACTTGAAGTATTAAAGGAGAGAGATGGCAACTGAAGCAATCAGTTATGATCGCCGCGAACTCCGTGCCATCACTTCTGCATTCAAGGCTATGTCGGATCAAGCCATCGATGAAGCCAAGAAGGAATCATCTGCATTGGCAGAATATGCCGCTGGAAAGATTAAAGATACTGCTGCAACGCGCCAAGTCTCAGGGATAGCAGCTCGCAGAATCGCCGATGGAGTTCGCATATCTAAATCATCCAAGATCGGTGAATTCTCATACGGCTTTGCATCTCAAAAATTTTCAGGTGGCGGTACAACTCGCGATCTACTTTACGGCATGGAATTTGGTTCAAATCGCTACAAGCAATTTCCAACCAGAACTCCTGTTAAGGGTCGTGGCAATTCTGGCTATTTCATTTACTCAACGCTACGCGCTATCCAGCCAGAGATCGTCAAGCAATGGGAATCAGCATTTGATCGCATCTTGAAGGAGTACAACTAATGGCAGGCAATAGAACCCTGAAGCTCTCGATCCTTGCTGATGTTGATGACCTCAAGAAGAAGCTCGATACATCCTCAACTGAGGTTGAAGGCTTTGCTGGCAAGTTAGAGAAATTTGGCAAGATGGCAGGAGCGGCGTTCTTGGCTGCTGGTGTCGCGGCTGCTGCATACGCTGGCAAGTTAGCTGTTGATGGCGTTAAAGCTGCAATCGAAGATGAAGCTGCTCAAGTTCGCTTAGCAACATCATTAGAGAATGTGACTGGAGCCACAAAGGAACAGATCAAGCAGACTGAGTCTTATATTCTAAAGACTTCATTGGCAACTGGTGTTACAGACGAGAAACTCCGTCCATCGTTAGATCGTTTGGTTCGATCAACAAAGGATGTCGAGGAAGCCCAGAAGTTACAGACTTTGGCAATCAACATCGCTGCCGGTACTGGCAAAGACTTGCAGGCAGTCTCAGAAGCCCTAGCAAAGGCACATGATGGAAACTTCACAGCTCTCAAGAAACTGGGCGGTGGCATTGATGAGAACATCATCAAGTCCAAGGATTTCAATGCTGCAACTGCATCACTAGCCAAGACATTCGAGGGACAAGCATCAAAGCAGGCAGAGACATTTCAAGGTCGCATCGATCGCCTTAAAGTAGCATTTGAAGAAGGCAAGGAAACCATTGGAGCCAAACTGCTTCCAGTAATCGAGTCCTTTGTCAATATCATTGTCAATAAAGTCATTCCTAATCTTGGCAAATTTGCTGATTACTTCAAACCAATCACAGATGCCATCATGGAGAATAAGCAGACATTCATCGACTTTGGCAAGTTTGTCATTGATTATGTCGTGCCAATTCTGACTGTGACTTTAGGCAATGCTCTCAAGATCGTTGCCAAGATCGCCGGTGGAATCATTGATGTAATTGCCGATGTGATCGATGGAATCACAAAGGCTGTTGGCGTTGCTATCAATGCGATCAATACTGTAATCAAGGCATATAACGCCATTCCACTATTGCCTAATATCCCTACCATTGGCTCATCAGGCTCTTCAACATCGGTATCCGTACCATCAGGACCAGATGCTGCTCGTCTAGCCGCTACGACCCCTACAAAGGCTGCTACGACCGTTAATAACATCACCGTCAATGGTGCTATCGATCCAGCCTCAACTGCTCGTCAGATTTCAACCATTCTTAAGACTGAAGCCAATACCAGCGGAACATTCCGCACACTCGGTCAAAGTGATTTCGCGGTGGCTTAATGGCTTGGGATCCAAACTGCTCCGTAGTCATTGATGGTACTGAATTTTCGTCAAAGGCTGTCAATACCGTTTCAGTAACCTATGGGCGCAATTCCTATTGGGAACAAGCTCGTTCAGGTTATGCATCTATCGAGATCGCTAACTGGGATAACACAGACTATGGCTTTGAGATTAATGATTCAGTCGTGGTCAAGGTTGATAATGCAACCCCTACGGCTCGCACAGTTTTTACAGGCAAGGTCACCAGCATTGCAACTCGCATGGCTGCGGTTGGCTCGGTCAATGAAGTCTCACTAATCACCATTTCAGCTGTTGGACCATTTGCCAAGATGGCTAGAACCATCATCGGCGGTTCAGGCTATTCACGCGAGATGGATTCGGTCCGCATGACCAATATCTTGACGGATGCTGGTGTTACCATCGACACCGTTGATTCACCTGGTATTTATGAATTCGATGCAGCTGCCAATCTTTCAACAGATGCCTATCAATGGGCTTCCAAATATGCTGCAATGGCTAACGGCTACATTTATGAGACTGCCGATGGCAAAGTAGGCTTTGCTAACGAGTCACGCAGAACAACTGCTGTGGCTGCTTCTGGCTATATGACAATACCTGAGAACTATATTCTTTGGCGATCAGTATCCTCATCAAAAGGCTTACAGGATGTACTCAATTCAATTACATTGACTTTTGGCTCTGGAACTAAAACATCAAGTGATACATCATCAATTTCTACTTACGGACTACTCGGAGCATCTGTTCAAACTGAACTTCACCATGCCGCTGAGGCTCAGGAACTAGCTGATAAATATGTGGCACTACGCCGCGTTCCCCGACTTAATATGTCCTCATTTACGATTCAGTTAGATTCACCAAATATAACTTCGGCTAACTTAGATGCATTCTTACAGATGAGCATGGGTAAGGCAATCAGCATCTCAGGGCTACCAGTCCCATTGATGCCAACAAATTACTATGGCTTTGTTGAAGGCTGGACTTTACAAGTCTCACGCAATCAAGCTGCAATCTCGCTGATCACTAGCGAGTCAAGTTATTCAATCCAGCCTACACGCTGGCAGGATGTCTCAGCCGCTCTTGCATGGAATGCGGTCGGGGCTACGGTACAATGGGCAACATACGACTAGGAGCATGAATGGCAACGACTACTTTTTTCAGCTGGGCAACACCAGATGACACAGCATTGGTCAAGAACGGAGCATCGGCGATCCGTACTCTTGGTTCATCTGCTGACTCAACCGTTCAAGACCAAGTCATCGCCGCATTGATGGGAGCCTACTAATGGCAAATACAGCTAAAGCACTATTCCGTGGAGCAGCTACAACTACGACCACAACGACCCTTTACACGGTCCCAGCCAGTACTACCACGATTATCACAAACATCGCCGTGACTAATACTGGATCATCTACCTATACTTTCACACTAAGCCTAGATTCTATTGATATTCATACAACTACATCGATCTCGGCGAATTCAACGATTTATATCGATCTCAAGCAAGCCCTTGCAACGACAAAGACAATTAAGGGTGGAGCATCTAATACTGCTGTGAACTTTCACATCTCAGGGATGGAGATAGCGTAATGGCAATTTCTTCTTATCCTGCATCAGTTGCTAAACGGAACATTGTTAGATTAACTTCTGGTACATCATGGACAGTTCCATCTGGTGTTACGAACATTGTTGCGACTCTTATTGGCGGTGGTGGCGGAGGAAGTGGAACACAAACTGGAGTTAATGAAGGTCATGGGCTTGGTGGTCAAATAGTATCAAGCAGCCTTACAACGACTCCAGGAGCTTCTATTACTTATGCCATTGGCGCAGGTGGGTCTGCTAACGCAGTTGGTGGTACTACTACATTCACAGGAGCCACATCAGCTGTCGGTGGTAATGGTTATTCGGCTGCAACAACTGGTACAACTGGAACGGCTGGACTTGTATCGAATAACGGTGGTGGAGCAGTTTTTTATACAGGATCTAGCACGACTGGTGGAACTGGTGGAGCAGGTTCAATCGAGATCGAATACTGGAGCAACTAATGCCATACGCAATTATTGAAGATAACAAAGTAGTGAACATTGTAGTTGATGTCGATGCTAAGGAACTCAAGAAGAATCCAAAGAAGTACATTGATTACACAGATGGATGGGATTATTCCAACGGTATTGATGGAGGGGATTTCTTCCCACATGAAGCCACGCCTAACTAAATCAGCAATTCAGTTGAGAGAACAGATCGATGACTCATTCCCAGATCGAGATAGAATTTCCGATGGGTGGATCGGCGATACAAAACACGCTGCTCGCAAGTCTGATCACAATCCAGATGCTCAAGGATGGGTACGCGCCATCGACATTGATGCTGACCTCAACAACGCAAAAGGGACGTCCGTCTATCTTGCAGATCAAATTCGAGAATATGCAAAGTCTAGTAAGCGAATCACTTATGTTATCCACATGGGCAAAATTTGCTCACGCAAATCCCTTTGGCGATGGGTCAAGTATTCAGGCATCAATGCCCACAATCACCACATCCATGTCTCTTTTGCAGAAGCTGCGGATGAAGATCAAACATTTTTTAACATCCCTATCCTAGGAGGCACAAATGGGCAGAGTAACAGTTAGCTCTAACAATCTGTTCCCTGGTCCTAAAGGCGAAAAAGGTGATCCAGGCGCGACAGGTCCGACAGGAGCAACTGGACCAACGGGTGCAGGAGCGACTGGTGCCACAGGACCTACAGGTTCTAGCGGTGCCACAGGTGCCACAGGACCTACAGGTGCAACAGGTGCACAAGGTATTCAGGGTGTCACAGGAGCAACTGGTGCAACTGGTGCAACTGGAGCAACTGGTGCAACTGGTTTCACAGGTGCTACAGGTGCTACAGGATCGACTGGTCCTACAGGAGGAACAGGACCCACAGGAGCAACTGGACCAACGGGTGCTACGGGTGCGATCGCAAGTTCTGGATTTAAGTCTACTGAATACTATGGTTGTCAAATTGTAGGTACTGCAAATTCGACCATGACTGCTAATACAACATATTACATGCCATTTTATCTTGCAGAATCTACGACATTTGATCGCATAGGTATCCGTACAGGTTCTACTTTTAGTGGTACTGCATCTGCCAGAATAGGTGTCTATAACAACTCTGGTGGTGTACCAACAACGGTGGCATTTGATGCTGGAACTGTATCTGCTACTGCCGCATCAACTGGCTATCAAATTACGATAAGTCAAACATTAAGCGCTGGATGGTATTGGATGGCTGCAAATACTCAGACAGCTGCAACTACTAATGCATTTACAGGCTCAACGGGTATTACCTATCCATCCATGATGCATTATCCTACAACTGCATGGAATTTTAATAGTCCTTGTTGGACTCAAAGTTCAGTCACGGGAGCTTTTGCAACAGCTGGAACATTAAGTGAATCACAAGGTGGCATAATTGTAGTTTTAAGGAAAGCATAATGGCTCAAATAATTACTTATGGAATTGGTGGTTATGATCCATCAAAGCCAAACGACAACATTGTTGAAATAATCGACACACCAGATGAGGAGACAGTAAATGAAGAATCCAGCGATCCTAGCAGCAGGAGCATTCTTAGCCGCTTGGTCGGCAAGTAACTTCAATCTCGATTACCGCGCAATCCTATTCGCAGTCCTTTCAGGAGTGTTCGGATATGCAACACCAAAAAGGTAATGAGTGCGATGGACATGGCGGCGCTTGCTGTTGCTGCTACGACCGTTATTGGTTCATTTATTGGCTCGGTCAAGTGGTTAGTAAAGCACTACCTAAGCGAACTAAAGCCT